CCTTACACATTTTGTACATTTCTGATACGGCGGAGTTTCTTATTTTGAAACCACTCATAATTATCTAAATTATCTAAAATTTCTCCATCGGGCCCGACTATTTCTAATTTTGGAATCACCCTTTCATATAACATTTTTGCGAAATCGGTATGAGCACTTTCCCTTGGATGACCACAATCATGAAATCCATGATTTTTTGAAATTGTGATGTTGTGTAAACAATCAAACTTTCCTAAACCAACTCTACTGGTAACGGGCAAGCGTGTTAGCATCTTGATAATATTTTTCTTTAAGTCAGGCATTCGATCAGATTTAATAATATTCATAATTATATCTAGAGCCGAAGGATGAACGTGGTGTTGTATAACAGGAAATTTCATTTTATCACAATAAAGTTGAATCATATGCATCCAAGTCAGAGTTTGAAACACAGAAGTCTCTACTGTAAAAACATCTTCCACATATTTTTCTAAGATATCATTTCTTTTGCTTTGTTCTCCAATAGCCCACTTATATTTTGGTCTCCTTTTGGCATCTCCTACACTAATTCCAAAGTGCACTTGATTTACACTACCTTCGTTTTGACACCAAAGATCACTAGCGTGTTTTTCTGGTTCTACAAGTTCAAACCTACCAAATGTGCTCCATTGAACCACTAATAAATCAATGGGTTTGGAAGTGGTCAATAAAAACTCCATAGTCCTTCTAAATATTTTATCATTAGAAGATCCATTTTGAGCAAGATTGAGATATCCACTTCCACGCAACATATAAGCAAGTTTATGGGCGTAGGTATGTTCAGCATGGGTATCATATTCAAACCCATCTGGATGACGACTGCCTTTCAGTTCGTCACCATATGTAAAACTACAACCATTAAACACTATCATCGTTGTGTTCTAGCTCGTGACAGTGTAATGCTATCAAAGCGTAATGCAGAACCTTCATCAAGTCTTTACGATTGTGTCCGTCTTTGTGACCATATCGTTGTGCATACTTGAGAACATTGCCTAAACAAAAACTCATACCGTGACCAGCGTCAATAATAAATTCAGTTGCTTGGTACTTATTCTTTGAATAATGTTCACTATAGGTTTGATCAACATATAACCGCAATTCTTCTATAAGACGATTTTCACTATACTTGTAATCAATACGAGGATTGAAATCTTCAGATACATATTCAAAGTTAGGGATGTTTAAATTCAACCAATCATCATTCCTTTCATGCGGGCCCTCAAGGGTAAACTTGGGAATATCTTCTTCAGCAACATAGTACGGATCAGAAGTCACATCATTTAGTTTCAATCTTTTTTTACTCATTTTCAATATCCTCAATCAACATGTCACGTAGTTCTCTTGCTTGGGAATCACGGACATCACCTTTACCATAACCACAGAACTTATATGCAAGAGTAATTCTTTCACCACCAGAATATGCAGAGTGCCAACAGTGATTTTCTGGTTCGTTCTCTGGCCCAAAATAATAGTGTCTACACTGCCAACCCTTTACGTCAGGAATGTGAACAACTTTGTCTTGTTCCTTATCATAGTATCGAAAGTATCCGTTTCCGTCAGACCATGTAAAAAGAACTTGATAGGCAGAAGCATCATAGTTAGTGTGCCAACAGACAAACCCGCCAGGCGGGTAATAGGATAGAAGTGCAGATGTGTGTGCACCAATCTCTGCGGCAAAGTCATACTTGACTCTCTGCATATAGTCTCCCCATTTCTGAGGATTCACTCTCACCATTTTAGCAATAGGTTGTGCAAAGTGTCGATCTGGCACACCAATCAAGTCACCTTCTAAACACTCTCGTAAATATTCTTCGCTACAATAATATTCTCCCTTAGATTTATCATCGGGAGAACTATAAGCATGATAAGAAGCATCGTTGTAACCTTCAACGTTGAAGAAGTCTTCGGTAAACCCGTTTAAAGTCTTTAACAGGTTTTTGTTTCGGATTACAACCTCGGTCATTAGACCACTAAACCAGATGTTGCCTCAATAAAAGCAGACTGGAATCTTTCGTTACTAGGAGCAACAAAAACCGCACCCATAAAGGCAACTTCACCCACATTCTCTTCTGCAGACATACATACTCCACGTCCGAATCCAATGCCACCGTCTTCACCTTTAACAATGAGTTTAGGATCTTTTAGGACAACATTAGACCCTTCGATCTTATCTAATCGACCAACATACTCACCAGTCATTGCAATGACAGTTACGATATCACCCTTCTTCATTTTCTTTCTCCTTAACAAAGGTTCTAATAACCCAAGTCCCCTTTGGGCCTGGTTCCCAAACTAGAACGTCACCAATTTTCCATCCAGTGTTCTCTAAGAGATCATCTGGAAACTCTAAACACATCTCGCCTTCGTCATCTTCGACAACAGGACAAATGTACTTATTATAACTCTCCATCTTCTAGCGCCTCCGCAACATGTGGAAATTGAATCTTGATATGTTCCCAACATTGTTGGGCAACTATCCTATGTTCTTTCTGAGTTTCTACACCCATACGCAACTTGCAGAAGTGAATCCAAGAACGTAAAGACCCTGCCATATAGAGAGTCGTTTCAGTATTACCTTCGGGCAGTACTGCACGTGCTTGTTCCTTCGCAATACCGTTATCTAGTGCCCAGTTATATACCTCTTTGGCTTTAAAAATAACTTCGTTCTGTTTTATGTGCCAAGATTCTGAAAGTCTTGTTTCAGGTGTAGACTCTGAACCTTTTCCTTCGTCATTGACATTCAACTCAATAGAGTTCTGACGATTCTTCGGATCTTGAAGACGTGCTTCTCTTGTCATAAAGTCTTCGCTCTCTGCATATCGCTGAGAGAATTCTTGAAATGAAAACGAACGATGTCGAAGAATCTGTCGAGAGATATCACGAGTAGTTTTGATCTCAAGTGTCATGTGCACCATTTCAAACGGAGACCAATGTTGATGCTTGATCAAATACTTTATCAGTTTTGGAGCGGTCTCTGTGTTATTCTGATTGGCAGGATTACTTACACGTGCAGTGTAAGCGATCAGTTCATTTGCATCAAAACAGTCTGTGGTTCCCACATTAGGTTTGCTGATAGCAACTAAATTAACTTGACTCATTGTCATCTAAAATACCCAATCCCTTTTTGTTCAACATTTTATTAGAAATAAAATAATTAATCGTCCTTTCAATACCATTCAACCTGCCTTCATATACTCCCCATGAATATGCACAGAACATGCAAAACACAGTCAGAATAGTTTGTTGCATTGGAGTCATAGGCGAAAATCCTTAAACTTGTTTTCTGAGTTGACCCGTTGACCACTGGTACTATTATCAAAAGCGGGGCCAGTATCCTCTTCTTTGTTCAATGGAGAATCATTCTGATCTACATCAAAGAGACGCATCTTAGACCTATCAACACCCACTACAAAACGTTGATTAGATGTAGGATCATTATACCTGTTTTTCAACTGTTTGACAAGTAGTTGTCCGTTGTTTGTCAACTCTTCATTACTAATCAGTGCAAACATAAAGTCGGCAGTTGCAGGCAGTCCAAACGACTCATAAGTATCCTCAAGACCAACATCATCGTTCGAATAACCAGATCGGGTAGTCTGTGTTGCAGACACAATCGGAACATCAAACTCTACTGCCAGTCCACGCAGTTCTTCTGCAATAGACTTGATATATGTATAAGAATTTATCGCACCTCCCATTGCCTTCATACGAGACGATGCACAGATGTTTAGATAGTCAATGTAGATTATCTCTGGTATGAAGTTCTTCTTTAGTTTTAGTTCGTTCAATAACGCTCTAAAGTGAGATGCATTTGCCTGTCCAGTAGGATACTCTTTAACAACAAGTTTACCTTGAGTTTTCTTTGCAATACTATGCACCTTAGATGTGAACATATCCTTAGATAGATTCTCTAACTGATCGATAGGCACATTAAGTAGATTCGCATCTATTCTCTCGGCAATTCTTTCTTCCGCCATTTCAAGGGTAACATATAATACATTCTTACCTTGGGATAAGGCAGCTCCAGCACAATGGCACATGAAAAGAGATTTACCCACACCCGTACCCGCAAGTGCGATGTTGAGGGTTTTATTAGGTAGTCCACCTTTAGTGATACGATTGAAGTAGTCGAGATCGAATGGGAGCTTCTCTTCTTGAGTGTGATAGAAATCAAAACGTTCCTCTACTTGTTCAAGGTAGTCGTGACCAATATTCGTATCGAAGGACACCCCCAATGCCTTACTCAACACATCTGGTATTGCGTTCTTTGTCAGTGTTTGGTGTTTGCCATCAATGATAGAGATAGACTCCATCACCGCATTAAACACTGCTCGGTCTTGACACCATTTCTCAGTTCTATCTATCAACCAATCAAGGTTTTCTGATTCTGGTGTAAAGATGTTAGGCAAGATTTCGACTGCATGACGATACTGTTCGTCATTAAGACGATCACCTTCATCAATTTCAATCTTGAATGCTTCCATTGTAGGAAGCTTGTTGTACTTTGCTATGAACTTAGTGAACTCTTTGAACAGTGATTTGTAGACACCTTCAAAGTATTCTGGTGAGAGAAATGCCGCAACCTTTCTAGCATAGGCATCATTAGTCAGTAGATTCCTCAGAATCGTTTGTTCCAACTGAATTTCCATCGTCTTCCTTATTTACGCCTTTTACCCAACCTTCACTTAATCCACGTGCAAGGATATCTTCCAACACGTCTCCAGCAAACTCTTGCAGATCTTTACTTTCCTCTGCTTCTAGGTCTGGATCTGGACTGGTTACCACCCGAAAGTCAAAGGTCAGACAATCACGGTTTCCATCAAAACTTATTGTACCGTATCGAATTACGGTTTCACAAAACTGTCCACGCAGAATACGCACATCCCACGCTTGAGTGTTATCCACATAATCAACAGGGATCAACTCATAGTCAATCCCCTCTGAGACTCTATCTAAATTAATCATCTGCAGTTTCCACTATTGTATCAGGATCTACCTGTGTAGGCAAGCCTATCTTATATTGTTTTTCCACAAACTCTTTGAAGTCCGAAAACTCAAAGATGGGAGTCCAGAACTCTTCGTCTAAGGTTTGCGCTTGACGAACCTTTGGATCAAGGAGTTCACCAGTTGACGTATCAACTCGACAGTACCAACCATTAGAAGGTTTAGCAACATAACCACCAGCAAGAGCAACGTCCAACAAACCACTGAAACGTTGTACACCGCCTTCCCAAGAAACACTAATAGGGATCTTAGATTTCTCTTTGACATAACGAGACTTCTCTACATTGATGACAAAGTGATAACCCTTGATCTCTGTACCAACCTTGTCCTGTTGACGACCAAGAATCCAGATATTGTCAGCAGAGTAGTAGATACCCGTACCACCACCGACAATATCTTTGGGAAACAGTCCAATCTCTTTGTAGGTATGGTTGACAGCCAACAAAGGGATATTCTTCATTGCAAGGTATGGTGTTGTCATACGGAACAGACCCTTCAGTGCCTTCGCACGTGACATGTCTGCAACTGACTTTTCACTCATTGCGTCTTCTAGTTCTTTCTTAGAAGCAAGATTACCGATAGAGTCAATAACGATGATTACATCATCATCACGATCAAGTGCTTCAAGTTGTGCAATCAAATCGAACTTGAGTTCTTCTACATTTGTGATAGGAGTATGAAGAACACGACTAGTGTCAATTCCAAACTGTTCGAAATAAGACTGGGGGGAACCGAACTCAGAATCATAGAAGAGTAATACCGCATCTTTCTTTGCCTCCAGATATGCACCTGCCATCAATAGTGCGAATGAAGTTTTGAAGTGTTTGGATGGGCCTGCAAGAACCGTAAGTCCAGGCGTCACACCTCCATCCATAGACCCCGACAGTGCAACGTTCACCATAGGAACGTTGGTTGGGATCATATCTTTTTCTGTGAAGAACTTAGATTCCGACAACACCTCGGTTGTCTTCAATTTCGAATTCTTCTTCAGTTTGTCCATTATGCTCATCTGCATCTCCAAATGTAATATTGTTCACTTTTTCACGTTGATCTAACTCGTATATTTTACGATATTCGTTGTTGATTGTCAAGACATTTTCCAACAAATCGAACTTTGCTTTTCCACGAGTCTCGGAGAACTTCAGTAGCGCCATCGTATCTTTGGGTAGACACGCACCACCAAACCCTCTCTTCTTATCAGGGCCAGGCACACGAGTGTGTTTGATACCTACACGGTCATCTGCTCCCATTGCACGAGTGACTACATTATAAGAACAGTCAAACGCATCGATCAGATCTCGCAACTGATTAAAGAATGTTAGTTTAGTAGCAAGAAACGCATTGGTTGCATACTTGACAAACGATGCTTCACAACCAGACATGCGATAGTACTTGTCGGATTTACAGTTTGAAAACAAATCATAGATCTGACCAAGTTCATCACAAGCGTTTGCAGTTCCACCAAACACATGATGTTCAGCATTCACAAAGTCTTCACAAGCAGACTTTTCGGTTAGAAACTCAGGGTTATATACAAATCGATCAAAGTCTTGGGGTTCCATAGAATTGTATAGTCGGTCGATAATATCAGGCGTCACTGTTGATTTGACAACAATAAACGAATTGGTGTGATAGGTAAGTTTAAGTACCGCATCTTCTACAATAGAAGAGTCCACAAATCCAGTCTCAGAATTTTGTGGTGTCGGTGCACAAATAAAAACAACCTGTGGCTTCCACTCCACAAGGTCATCAATCGATGTGTCATAGTTCGGATCAACAAGAAAGTGTTCCACCATCTCATGATAGAAACCATACTCTACTGCCTTACCCACAAACCCATGACCAACAATACCCATACGAAGGGGATTGTTTCGACTTATTGGTTCGGGTTTTATATTTTCTGGATCGGGTTTTTCGGGGACATACTTATCAAAATCATCTGCCATTATGATACTCCATATACCATTCGTAAAAATTCTTAATGCCCACACTGATATCTGTATCAGGGCAGTATCCAAGTGATTCAAGTTTAGATGTGTTAGACCAAGTTTCTAATGTATCTGCGGGATGCTTTGGAACAAGGTTTTTGATTGCCTTCTTTCCAGTATTCTTTTCAATCTCTTCAATGAAGTCCATCAACTGTACAGGTTGACCCCTACCAATATTAAAGATCTCTCCCGATTCAACTTCATTATCTATAACACATTCAATACCATCAAGGATGTCTTCCACGTAAGTAAAATCACGTTTCATATTCCCATAATTATACACGGTTATCTCTTCTTCTGCAAGTATTTTTTTCGTGAAGTCAAACAGAGCCATGTCAGGTCTACCCCAAGGCCCATAAACAGTAAAGAATCGTAGACCTATGTTATGAAGTCCCGAAGATTGAAACTGACATTCATTTACCCACTTTGTCCAACCATACGGGTTCAGTTGTTTACCAGTCTCTTTACCTTCTGTCCAAGGCAATTCAGATCCAGCATACACACAAGAAGTTGAAGCGTATATGATCCGTACATTGGGTATATGTTTCTTACATAGATCAATTAGATTTTGAGTCGCATCAATATTGTTGGAGTGATACTGTTTCTCTTTACCAAAAGAATCACGCACACCCGCATGTGCGGCAAGGTGAATGATTGTGGTAGGTCGATACGCAACAATAACTTTTTCTAGTTCTCTCTCGTTTCGTAGGTCGATATTACGAACATCAATATCAAAATGATGCGCCCTATCCGATTTGAGTTGAGGACTGTATAGATGATCATTATAATTGTCTATGCCTCGTGCAATCGCACTACGAGTCTTGAGACGGTTAAGTAATTGCGAACCAATGAAACCTGCTGCGCCAGTGACTAAGTATTTTTCCATTATCCGTTCCTGTAGATATATTCCAATGCCCTATCTGCTTCGACAGTGAGAGGACGGTTTTCATACCAGTTTCCAGTCTCACGATCAAACTCTTTACACATGTCTGCAATCTGTTGGGCAGTGATAGGATATCCTTTCTCATATGCACGTCCAGCAATCGCAATCATGATCTGATACATCTTGTGATACCAACCTGTTCCTGTAATCTGTTGGTATTCTGCACCTAGAGTTCTGGGCCAGAAAGGACAATCCCTATAGGAGATCCAGTTGATATCGGTGTTATTTAGTGAGTTCTTACGATGTTCAATAATCTGTCTCTGCATCTCAGGCGGAAGACGATCAAGGAAAGAGTTTCCAGTTTTTTCTATGTAGGGATGTTTAGCAATAAGCTCGCTAACGTTGAGGGCACTCCCACCAGAATGATCAAATATAAAGTGAAACGCATTAGGATATCTTGCAGGGACATAATACATTCGTGCAAGGTCTTTAGTCTGCGGATCTCCAATCTCTCCAAGTTCTGTGTTGAGGGCGTACCAAAACTTTTTGATTCGTTCGTTTTCGACAGCTTCGTCAGTACGAAAGACAATACGAAACTTAGGATGGTCGTTCCTAGAAGAAGCGGTGCTGTATACAACAAAATCGTATTGACTGAATTTAGTAATGAGTTCATTTTTTAAAGAAACCAGATCAGAAGGAAAAACATGATCATCCACATCAACACAACACCAACCACCCCAATATAGAGTAGATTTATTACTGCGTGTGCTATTGGTTTGAAAAACAGCAGGAGTAATAAGAGGACTAGAATTATTTCCACCTTTGCGTCCCTCTTGTTCGCTTAGATCATACAACATGCCGACAAACTTATCCCATGTAGGAAGGGAATATCGTCTGTCAGTCTTGTTGTCAAACTGATTTTTGAAAATGGTAAATTCATAATTCATGGAAACATTTTAACAGAAAGGATCAATAAGTTCAAGTCCTTCGTCTCTTTTATCTTGATCATATTTTTGATCTGCGTATTCCCCCTCTGCATCCACATAGTGAAGAAAGGTTTGAATGTGTTCGTTTCCTTCGAAAATTTTACGCCAGTGTGGAATTTTAGTTCCTTGATAAACTACGCCCGAACCCTGTTCTATTACTATAGGAGTACCGTCCATGTATATTGGATAAGGCGTTTTATCACTTTTAAGTGTTATGGTCACGCTGTATTCGCAGGCAGGTCTGTCAGTGTGTATTGGCATGTGATTTCCATTACGATAAACACGAGCATATGAATAACAAGGAAATAGTTTTTTCCCTGTCACCTCTTCTATTTTAGGACGCAAATAACACATCAACGAATCTAATGCCGGATAACCATGTACGCTAAATGCGCCCATAACTTGAGAGTCGTTCCATTTACCAAGTCTGTTGTCATTACTTTTTGGTTGATCGAAAGGACATTGGTGTTCGCATATTAACATAGACCCCGCAAGAACATCACAAAGTTCTTTACTTACAAGGTTATCAACTTTTTTATAT